AATTCATCTAAAGGCGGTCGGTTTTTTAGTACACCGAGGACACCCCTGACCCTTCCTGTTCCTTTTACCCCTCAAAACGACTCAAAGAGCCATGAATAATGACATGCAGGGCATAGAAGGTACAGATACGCCTGACATGGACTCAGATCGGCTTGTATCGGTTTTGGGTAGGGACACAGAACTCATATATGGCCATTCAGAGCCTAGAATTCATACGCCGCTCAATGATTTGCCGTCAAAAGGGCTAGAGCTGATTGATTTGGCCACACAAATAGGCGTAGAGCTTATGCCCTGGCAAAAATTCTTTATTGAGCATAGCCATAAGGTCTTGCCTAACGGCAGGTGGGCCAGCCCAGTCAATGTCTGCACAGTAGCCAGACAAAATGGCAAAAGTTTTGTCATGCAGCTTAGAATTTTGGGTGGTCTTTTCCTATGGGATGAGTCGCTACAAATCGGATCAGCGCACCGGTTATCCACATCGCTAGAGCAGTTTAGGCAGCTTGTCCAGATGATCGAGGGTAGCGATTATTTGGCTAAACAGGTAAAGCGCATACGCTGGTCACATGGGTCTGAGGAAATAGAGACGCTTTTAGGCACGCGCTATATCATCAAGGCTGGTGGATCAGCTGCACGCGGCGTAAGTAAGCCAGAGACTATCCACCTGGACGAGCTACGCGAGATGACAGACCTAGAATCCTTTGCATCGCTGCGCTATACCCTTATGGCCGCTAAAAATCCTATGATTGTCAGCTATACAAATGCCGGCGATGCGGCGAGCATTGTCCTTAACCAATTTAGACAGCGCGCTATGCAATCGATCGGCGGCGCTGTTGATGACATAGGTTATTTTGAGTGGTCAGCGCCTAGCGATGAGGTCACGATAGAAAATGCGGCTTATAGTAATCCTGCGCTAGGAATAACAATTCATCCAGACAATATCAGGGCGGTTTTCAACGATCCACCAGACGTAGTACAGACCGAGGTACTTTGCAGGTGGGTACAGTCAATCCAAAGCTGTGTTGATAGCGCTAAATGGGCTGCATGTAGCGATGAGGAATTTGATTTAAATGACGATGATTTAACCTGGCTCGCAATAGACTTATCGCCAGATCGCAAATTTGCGGCACTCGTAGGAGCGCAAAAATTAGGGTCTGAAAGTTTTGGCGTCAAGCTGTTGCACACGTGGGAGAACGCGTTACAGCTTGACGACAAAGCTATTGCAAATGATCTAGCGACTTATGCTCGCAAATACCCAATCGAGTATGTGCTTTACTCACGCCGCACAGCTGGCGCGGTTGCAGCTCGTCTTGCACCGGCAGGGATACCGATTTATGACATGGACGCGGCCTACCCACAAGCCTGCGACGAGATGTTAGGTGCTATCAACAGCGGTCGATTGCATTACAAGCCTAACCCAGAGCTAACAGCGCAAATGTTGTCAGCTGTGCAATTACGTCGAGGCGATGGGGGATGGGTTATAGGCAGACGGGCTTCATCGACGGCAGTATGTGCCAGCGTGGCAACAGCGCTTGTAACACATTTTGCAACACGCCCAGAGACAGACCTAGACATTATGGTAGGTTAGGTGGTACAAGCATCGTAGAATTTACGCATGGGTTTATTAGATTTTTTTGTGCCTAGTTATGTCAAAGCTGCCGTTCCAGCTGTGACTAACGATGTTGAGGCTTCATTGCAACCCTTGTATCCGGAAGCCTCACCATTTTTTGCAATAACAGGGACAACAGCATCACGTACTGAAGCTATGACAGTTCCAACCATTGCACGATCTTTGGGCATTATGCAGACTATCGCATCGCTTCCTATGCATTGCCGCAATATTGCAACAGGCGAAAAGGTACAGACGCCACGCGTTATTACACAGCCAGATGCACGTATTGCCGGTTCAGTATTTTATGCCTGGCTTATTTCTGATTTATTCTTTCATCCCACAGCCTACGCACGTGTGACAGATCGGTATGCAGACACAGGCCGCATTAGATCGATGGAGCGCATAGCGCCAGAGCGTATTACATTTCAGACAAATCAAAATGGCACAGAAATCACAGCCTATTTAATCGATGGCGTTTATGTTGATTTTAACAACCTAGTTGTATTTGCAGGCCAGTCAGAAGGCTTACTTGCACGCGCTGGCCGCACAGTAAAGGCGGCAGCAGCGTTAGAAAAGGCTGCAATGAATTTTGCAGTAGAGCCTATGCCACAAATGATTTTGAAATCAAATGGCACATCTTTGCCAGCTGATCGCGTAGCAAAATTGCTATCAAGCTGGCGTACAGCACGTGCAAATAAATCTACAGCATTTCTTAACGCAGATGTAACCTTAGAGACACTAGGTTTTGACCCTAAATCCATACAGCTCAATGAGGCACGCAATTATGTTGCGCTAGAATTAGCCAGGGCGTGCGGCTTACCGGCATATTTTGTCGATGCACAGCAGTCCACATTTACCTATAGCAATGCCCTAGATAAGCGCCGCGACCTCGTCGATTTTGCTTTTAGAAATTACATGGCCGTTTTAGAACAGCGTCTAAGTTTTGGAGATTTTGTGCCAGCCGGTACAGATGTAAAATTTGATGTAGATGATTTCCTACGCGGCAATCCTTTGGAGCGAGCGCAGGTTTATGAAATTCTTAATCGTATCGGCGCAATGTCGGTCGAGGAAATACGCGAGGATGAGGACATGCTTCTATGAAAATCACAACACCTATGCTAATTACAGCTGCTGACTCAGAGTCACGCACGATTACCGGTCAAATCGTGGCATTTGACGTAGTTGCAAATGCATCGACCGGCAAAGTTCTATTTCAGTCTGGATCAATCGAGCCTGCCGCAGTAAAACTTAATTTGGAACATGACTCAGCGCGTCCTATTGGCCGCAGCATTGACATGAAAAAACACAAAGACGGCATGGAAGCCACATTTAAAATTAGCCAGACCTCAGCCGGCAATGATGCACTTGTGGAAGCAATGGACGGCCTGCGCGACGGATTTAGCGTCGAGGCAGAAGCTACAGAGTTTGCCTACAACGAAGATGGCACAATGGTAGTTAGCGCAGCCCAGCTTGTAGGCGTTGCACTTACACACAACCCAGCATTTGACGCAGCACGTGTAGAGCGCGTAGCAGCTACAGAGGGCGATGAAAATTCTGCACCAAAACCAGAGGATGCAGATAACCAACCAACAACAGAAGGAGACGAAGTGGATAACGCCGTCACATCAGCGGAAGCCGTAGAGTCGGTCGAAGCCGCAAAGTCAGTAACAGCGACTGCAACAGCAGTTGCTTACACAAAGCCACGTTTAGATTTTTCAGCGCCTAAGCACCTGGAAATGACGATCAGGGCTGCACTAGGATCAGAGGAAGCACGCTCGTATGTAGCTGCGGCAGCTGATACAACAGATAACGCTGGATTAATTCCTACACGTCAGCTCACAACAGTTATTAATGGCCTTGCCAACAACACACGTTCAGCCATCGATGCAATTAGCACAGGTGTATTGCCAGACGCAGGTATGTCATTTGAGATTCCAAAGATCACAACGCTGCCAACAGTTGCAGAAACAGCTGAGGCAGGCACACCATCTAACACAGATCAAGCGTCAAGTTTCGTCACAGTATCTGTAAAAAAGTATGCTGGCCAGCAGCAATTCAGCGTGGAGCTTTTTGACAGGTCATCTCCACTCTTCATCACAGAATTGATGAACAACATGGCAGCAGCGTACGCAGCTGCAACAGACAAAGCTGTTTACACAGCCCTTGCATCTGGCGCTACAGCAGACTCAACAACAATCACGACATATCCAACAGCAGCAGAATTGCTAGGCGTTGTATCACGCGGCGCAGCATCTGTTTATACAAATACACAGGGCTTTGCTCGCAACATCTTGATGAACACATCACAATGGGCAAACTTGATGACACTTAACGATTCAGGCCGTCCAATTTACGCAGCGGCTCAGCCATCAAATGCCGGTGGCGCTGTAACCCCAACATCAATTCGGGGTAATGTCATGGGTCTTGATTTATTTGTATCCGCAAATGTGCCAACGGCAAATGACACAGATAAGGATGACTCAATTCTTATCATCAACCCAACAGCGTACACATGGTACGAGTCACCTCAATATCAGCTACGTGCAGACGTTATTGCATCAGGAGAGATCCTCGTTGCAATGTACGGCTATGGCGCAATCGCAACCAAAATCGGTGCGGGCGCATTTGGCGTAAATAAGACCTGATAACAACACACTAATCATGGGGTAGTGCGCTCCCGTACTACCCCAGTCGAACGAAAGGACGCTCATGCCTAGTATTGTCACAGCATCACAGCTGCGGTCTGTGCTAGGCGTGAGCGTCGCTTTATACGATAACAATTATTTAGATGAAGTGATTAACACAGCTGAGGCAGTTATTTTGCCTATGCTGGTTGCAAATGTATCGGCCGTCAATGCTTACAAGCTAGAAGCCAATGTCGCTACGTATTACACAGCTCGCGGCCATTACTTTGTGACGGGACAATCAATCGTTGTAGCTGGCCTACCTGCGCCATTTAGCGCAACAGTCACAGTTGTCAATACAAATACAACACTTGATGCCTCATTGGGCAATTTCTATTTTACAGCTGCTATTACAAATGCAGACGTGACCTTACGGCCTATCGTGCCAACAGGTACAGCTACGCTTTCAGGCTACTCAGCCGCTGCGATTTATGCCGGCAATGACGCTATTGAGTCGGCCATCCTGGCAGTATCAGTCGAGGTATTTCAGTCACGCGTTGCAGCCGGTGGACAGATCGAGGGTCTGGATTTTACGGCCACGCCGTATCGCATGGGTCGCAGCTTAACTAATCGCGTCTCAACATTACTTATGCCATACCTTGACGTAGAGACTGTGTGCCAATAATGCCAGCGTCAACCATTTTAAGCCAGGTACGGCAGCCGTTAGCCACAGCATTAGGCAGCGTTGCCGGTAATGTCTATTCTTACGTACCAGAGTCGATTATTCCACCAGCCGTTGTGTGTGTGCCGGATACGCCATATTTAGAATTACAGACAATTAACAAAAGTACGCTGCACACAAAAATTAATTTTTCTATATCGGTCGCTGTTGCATATAACAGTAACCCAGCATCGCTTGATAATATCGAGCAATTAATAATGAGTGTTCTGGCAGTTATACCTACGGGTTACGTTGTCAGTTCGGTCGAAAGGCCAACAGTTACACAAGTCGGGGCATCTACGCTGCTGATTGCAGATATTCGAGTCTCAACCTACTACACACAAACAACATAAGGAGCAGTCATGGCAACCACAGTAATTACCGGTCGTGATATCACTCTGTCTTTTACAGGTGGGACAGACATCGAAGCACAGGCCACAAGCGCAGTACTCACAAAGGTTTTAGATCGTCAGACCTATCAGACATTAGATGGCGAGGCATACAAGACCACTAACGTTACAGCTGAATTTGCATTGGAAATGCTTGCAGATTGGGGCAAAGCTAGCTCAGTATGCGAGGCAATCTGGACAGCCTGCGATTCAGCGCCGGATACAGATATTTCAGTCACATTGACAGCTGCAACAGGCGCACAATTTGTATTTCCTATTAAGCCGTCATACCCAACAGTCGGCGGCTCAGGTATGGATGCACAGACTGTGTCTTTTACATTCCTTGTACCAAAAGGCGAAGTTACAGAAACATTTAGCTAAAAACTAACAGAAACGGGAGCAAAGAAATGCAACAAAACATAACAATTACATATCAAGATGGGTCAGAGGCAGAATACACAATCCGCCCACCTGATTACGCTCGATGGGAGATGACAACCAAAAAGGTCATCTCCCAATTCGGGGGCATGTGGGATATTTTGTATGTAGCACATTTGGCCTATAAGCGTGACGCTGGCAGTAAAACAACCAAGCCATTTGAGGCCTGGATGGAGTCAGTCAGCGACGTTGAGGTAGGAGATGGCGACCCAAAAGCCACGAGCGCGGAAGTGTCAGCCGACTAATCATCGAGCTAGCAATAGCCACGCAAATACCTATGGAGCATTGGCGTACAGCTGAGGACATACTTACAGCGATAGAAATATTGGAAGCGAGGGCAAATGGCAAATGACCCGATAGCCCTAGACAAGTCTGAGCTGGCACAAGTGTTTAAGGCGCTTAAAAATTTAGATGAGGCCGCGATCGATGAAGCCAAGCGCCAGTCAGGTGCTTTGGCTGATTACGCTCGTACAGAAATTGTGCAGACAGCAGACACACTTAAAAGCCGTAAAGTCGCCAGCAGGGTAGCCTCAGGATCAAAGGTCAAAAAGTCTAGCAAGATTGGCGAGATTACATTTGGCTACGCATCGCAGAAGTTTAGCGGCGGTGCAGATACCAGGCAGATTTGGGGCGGCTCAGAATTTGGCTCTAATAAGTGGAAGCAATTTCCTATATGGTCAGGCCGCGAGGGTCGAGGCTCAAAGGGTTATTTTATCTACCCTACATTGCGCAGAATACAGCCAGAGATAGTACAGCGCTGGAGCGCAGCATTTAGCAAGATATTGAAGGAGTGGGGCTAATGGCAGGCACAAGATCGTTAACGCTTAAACTATTAGCAGACGTCGATAACTTTACAAAAAACCTCAAAGGCGCAGATAGCGAGGTCAAGGGCTTTGGCGACAAGGTCGGAGCATTTGGCAAAAAGGCTGCCCTAGCATTTGCAGCCGCAGGCGCAGCGGCAGCGGCTTATGCAGGTAAATTACTGGTCGATGGCGTAAAGGCAGCGATTGAAGATGAGGCAGCACAGGCCAAGCTTGCAACCACTTTAAAAAATGTCACAGGCGCGACAGATGCACAGGTAGCGGCGATTGAGTCGCAGATACTTAAAACATCGTTACTAACTGGTCTGACTGATGATGAGCTACGCCCAAGCTTTGAGCGCTTTCTACGCGCCACAAAAGATTCAGATGCAGCCCTTAAATTACAGGCAACGGCGATCGATGTGGCCGCTGGTTCTGGCAAGTCATTAGAGGCCGTTACAAATGCAATGGCGAAGGCCGCTGAGGGCAACACAGCATCACTCGTAAAGCTAGGCATTGGCCTTACGGCAGCAGAACTTAAAACAATGTCAATGGATGAGATCACGCTTAAATTGGCTGAGACTTTTGGCGGTCAGGCTGCACAACAGGCAGACACATTTCAAGGCAAGATGGCGCGTTTAAGCGTTGCATTTGCAGAAGGTAAAGAGACAGTCGGCGCATTTGTACTGGATGCAATAACGCCTATGGTCACCAATTTTGTTGACAAGGTCATACCAGCGGTGCAGAAACTAGCAGAAGAACTAGGGCCAAAGCTTACGCCAGTATTTACAGCCCTCACAGAATACATACGCGATTTTGTTATTCCTACATTTAGAGACATTTGGGCATTTATTACAGACTTTGTCATACCTACAATTTCAGCAATCTTGACACCAGTAATTGATGCCCTGCGGACGTCTTTTGAACAGGTCACTACCAAGCTCGCAGAAAATGAGGAAAAGCTAAAGCCGCTTGTGGCATTGTTCAAAACCGTTGCGGCTTTTGTGCGCGATTATTTAGCGCCAGTTATCGGCACACAGTTAAAATTTGCATTTACAGCTTTAGGTACAGCCCTCAGCATTATCATCGACAATTTTGCAACGCTAGTCAGCACAGTAAATAACGCCTATAACGCCATTAAAAAATTGGTTAAATTCATTGACGAAAACCCAATAGCGCTAGGATCGACTGGCGTTGCTGGTTTTGGGTTGCAAAAGTTATTTGGCGGCGGCAGGGCTATGGGTGGCCCAGTTAACGCTGGCACTACTTATATGGTGGGCGAGCGTGGGCCTGAGCTATTTATGCCTAACGCCAGCGGCACGATTATCCCTAACAATAAATTAAACGGCGGCGGGACAGTTATTAACCTAACAGTCAATGGCGCGATCGATGGCGAGTCAACGGCTAGACAGATTGTACGCATACTCAATGACTCACAGGCCAGGGGTACGCTCGGAGCGGCGGCTTTTGGATGAGTGCCTATACACCCGTCTATAAAGTCCTAGTTAATGGCGTCGAGCTAACAGACGTCGCCCTAGAAAATTTAACTATAACTAGCGGTCGCACAGATGTAAACAGCCAGCCCGTTGCAGGGTATTGCCAGGTGCAACTAATTAACCTCAATAACTCAGCCTATGATTTTACGGTAGGCACAGGCATAACAGTAGAGGTCACAGATAGCACAGCGACTTTTGTGCCGATCTTTGGCGGCTATATCTCAGACTTTACTACTACAGTTAATGCCGTCGGTACTTTGGCCGCTACGACTGTCGTACAGATAACAGCGCTAGGCGCATTGTCTAAATTGACTAAATTTATTGATCCTGGCGTATTGTCATCAGATCAAGACGGCGACCAGATTTACGACCTGCTCGATAATTACCTTTTAGGTGAGTGGCAGGATGTACCAGCCGCGCAGACGTGGGCCACCTATGACGCTACAGAGACATGGGCAGAAGCACTTAATTTAGGGCTAGGCGAGATCGATCGGCCAGGCGATTTTTTGATGATCGCCCGTACAAGTAATGAGACAGACCTATACAGCCTAGCTACAGAGATTGCCACAAGCGCGCTAGGGCTGTTGTACGAGGACGCTAACGGCAACATAGGCTATGCAGACAGTACACACAGGCAAGACTATCTAGCAGCTGAAGGCTATACGACCCTAGACGCTAACCACGCCAACGGGGCAGGTTTATCGGTGACAACACGTGTAGGCGACATACGCAATAAATTTGCCATAACTTACGGCACAAGCGGCCAGCATACCTACACAGCTGAGGATGCCCAAAGCATTATAGATTACGGCCTTTACGCTCAGTCATTTACATCACGCATTAAAGATGCGCCAGACGCTGAGTTATACGCCGATCGTCTCATTGCTTTACGTGCCAAGCCTTACGCCAAATTTCAAAACATTACATTTGAGCTAGGCAACCCAGAGATCGATGACAGCGATAGAGATGCGCTAATTAACATATTTACTGGCCTGCCGGTCTGGATACAGAATTTGCCGCCTAACATAAGCGAGGGTTCATTTGAGGGCTACGTAGAGGGCTGGACCTTTAACGCCACATACAATAATTTGACTGTGACATTTAACGCGTCGCCAGTCAATTTTAGCCAGGTCGCTGTAAAATGGGAGTCAGTCAACCCAGCAGAAGCCTGGAACACACTAAGTTCAACCCTGACATGGCTTGACGCGATAGGAGCAGTAGCGTAATGGCAACAACAACACCTAATTTTGGTTGGTCAGTACCAACCTCAACAGACCTAGTAAAGGATGGCGCTACAGCCATTGAGCTGTTAGGCGACAGTATTGATACAACGCTCGTCGATCTTAAAGGCGGCACTACAGGCCAGGTATTATCTAAGACGTCTGGTACTGACATGGATTTTACGTGGGTTACAACAGATGACACTAACGCTATACAAAATGCCATTGTTGATGCTAAGGGCGATCTCATAGCGGCAACAGCGGCAGATACGCCCGCCCGTCTTGCGGTCGGTACAGATGGCCATGTCTTGACAGCCGATTCGACAGCTGCAACTGGCATCAAATGGGCTGCCCCAGCTGGCGGCGGTAAAGTTTTGCAAGTAGTAAATGCTACTTATTCGACACAGACATCAACTACATCAACTACTTTTGCCGACACAGGATTAACAGCAACAATTACGCCAACATCTGCAACATCAAAAATTTTGGTATTTGTTAATCAGGTTGGATGCCATAGAAACTCTGGCACTAATGGAGCTTTGCAATTAAGATTGTTAAGGGGAGCGACCTCGATCGTTACTTTTGAAAAGTATCTCGGCTATAATGGCGGGACTGTTGAAATTAACGCTGGTTCAGCATCAACGACTTATTTAGACTCACCAGCCACAACATCGGCAACAACTTACAAAACTCAACTGGCGACAGATTTGGGCGGTTTTACTTTGGCCGTGCAGGCAAATGGTGGAACATCCACAATTACACTTATGGAAATTGGTGCATAATATGGCAACAGGCGCAGAAGTATTAACAATGCTAATTCCAACAGGCGGATGGGCTATTTCAGGTAATGACTTTACTGGCATTACATTTATTGAGGCCAAGCCTATAACTAAGGCAGCATTTGAAGCAGGTTTTGCTCAATATGATGCCTGGAAAGCCGACCAGGACGCCAAGAAAGCTAGCGACAAATCAGCGCTATTGGAGCGATTAGGCATAACAGCCGATGAAGCGGCGCTTTTATTGTCATGACTTACCCTGATGGCACAGCTGCAAAGGTTCTTGACATTGCGCTAAAGGAAGTCGGTACAGTCGAGGAAGGCAATAACCTCACTAAGTACGGCAAATTTATGAAGGCTGACGGCCTGCCCTGGTGCGGCTCATTTTGTAATTGGGTATTGGCACAGGCTGGCGTAAAGGTACATAGCGTTGTAAGCACAGCCAACGGCGCACACATCTTTAAAGAAACTAATCGCTGGTCAGAAATGCCTAGCATCGGCGCTTTGGCTTTCATGGACTTTCCAGGGGACGGCATCGATCGTATTAGCCACGTCGGCATTGTCATAGATTTTAAGTATGGTGCAGATGAAATCACACTTATTGAGGGCAACACATCTGGTACGGGCGACCAACGTAACGGCGGTGAGGTAATGATTAAGAAACGCTCATTATCTAAGCAAATTGTGGGCTTTGGTGTGCCAAAATATAAGCCTTACAAAGGTCCATTACCAGATGTGCCGGCAACTAAAACAAAGGAAAAGAAAAAATGGAGCAAGCCAAAAGCCTAGCAGCCTCATGGGCAAGATCATTTGTTGCCGCTGTTTTAGCCTTGTACATGGCAGGGGTTACTGATCCTAAGACTTTAGGCATGGCGGGTGTAGCAGCAGTAGCACCGGTTATTTTGCGCTGGCTTAACCCAAATGACGCAGCTTTTGGGGTAAATAAAAATGACACAAAATGATTTTTTTACCCTTTATTTTGCCAGCCTTGCCGTCGTAGGCGGCCTTGCCGGTTTTGTCATTACACATTTGTTATCTGAAATAAAGCGCTTACACGCCAGAGTGGACGAAATATACAACATTTTGTTGGAGCGATGAGATTGTCATGGCGCGTAAAAAGGTCATAGACCTAGATACTTACAACGCGTTAGACGCTTATAGTATTGCCCTGCATGAGTATTACAAGTCGCTACGCAAAGCTGGTTTTAGCATCGAAATCGCGTTAGCTCTAATGAGCGATCGTGACACTTATCCAGAGTGGATTTTACCGACTGTGCCTAATGAAATACATCCGCTGCCCTATGATGACGATGAGGATTAATGCGCCGCATAGTGGTTGTCAGCGACATGCAAATACCATTTCATGACCAACACGCCGTTAAAAATTTGGTCAGTTTTATTAAGTCATTTAAGCCAGATGAGGTTGTGACAATAGGCGATGAGATCGATTTCAACACAATCAGCCGATTTGCAGATGGCACGCCAGAGGCGTATGAACAGACTTTGGGAGACGATCGCGATGCGGCTGTTCAGGTACTTTACGATTTACAAGTAACGCACATGGTCAGGTCTAACCATAGCGACCGGTTATACACAAAGATCATGTTAAAAATACCTAGTTTTCTATCTTTGCCAGAGCTGCGCTTTGAAAAATTTATGAAATTAGATGAATTAGGTATTACCTATCATCGCAGCGCTTTTAACATTGCACCTGGTTGGGTGGCCGTACATGGAGACCACACGCCTATAAAAATGCATGGCGGTCTGTCAGCCTTAGAAGCTGCTAGACGTTATGGTAAATCGGTCATATCCGGTCATACTCACAGGATGGGGCGCAGCTCATACACAGAGGCTATAAACGGCCGTAGGGGTCGCATTCTGCATGGGGTCGAGGTCGGCAATTTGATGGACATGTCTAAAGCTGGCTACGTCAAGGGCTATGCAAATTGGCAATCTGGATTTGCAATTATCTATGTCAAAGATAATAACGTGCAGGTCGATCTAATTTACCTAGAAAAGGATGGCACGTTTATTGTTGCCGGTAAGCGCTATGGACGATCTCGATAACGATTTAGGGCGCTCTATCGATGACCATATAGACGAAATTGAGGCTTTGCCATTTAAGCGTAAGACACGCCGACAATTACTCAAATCTTGACCTTGTCAGTCTAAGCCGTCACTATGTATTTCGGGAGCAGTTTTGACGTCGCTCCCTTTACAGAAACGGGAGCAACATGTCAACAGAACAAATTATAGGTTTTGCCGCATTGGCACAGCTGTTAGTTAGCACGATTATTTACAGCATGGGGTATCGGGACGGCAAGTCGGTCGGCTACCATCATGGCCGGTCAATCGGCATGGCTTTGGGTAAAACTAAGGCGGTAAAATAAATGGGGTTTTTAGACAATTACGAGGACGTCGCAGCTCGCATTAAGCGTTTTTGGGCTGCCTATCCTGCTGGTCGCATTGAGACACACATAATTGATTTTAACGCAGAAGCTGGCTACATAATGATCGAGTGCCGGCTATATCGTGATTACCAAGATGAAAAGGCGAGCGCTACAGATTACGCATTTGGCCGCGTCGAGGCATACCAGGCAAGTATGAAGCGCTGGTATGTAGAGGACACAGTCACAAGCGCTATAGGCAGGGCTATTGGCCTTTTACTAGGGTCGGACACAAGACCTACGAAAGAAAATATGGCAGCTGTAGAGTCGATGCCCCAGCCATTTGCAACACAGGACGAACCCGATCCCTGGAGTAAGCCATTTATAGAGGATGGTTTTATAACAGCGCATCAGGCAATGGCTGAAATAGGTAGTCAACTAGGCGGTCAACTTATAGCAGAAGCTCCATTATGTAAGCATGGCCACATGGTCTTAAAGCAAGGCACATCGGCTAAAACAGGTAAAGAATATCGAGGCTACGTCTGCACCGGTAATGTCAAGTCAGCCCAATGCCCACCAGTCTGGATGAATAAATTACAGGATGGCACATGGAAGGTACAAGACAATGGGTAGCATAGAATTTACAAAGCCAAATGGCGAGACAACAAAAATAAACATAGACGGCACAATAGAGACAACTTTAGACGTGCCATTTGTCGAGATGTGCGATGGATGTGAGACATGGCAAGACCTATTTTATGGCGCTTACACATCTAGCGATGGCATCACTTTGCTATGGCTTTGCGAGCGTTGTAAATGATATTGGTGCAGCTCGATGACGAGCGCCAGATAGAAATTACAATTTTTGGCCTTATTAGAGCCATCAAATACATCGATCAATGGCAGGGTAAATGGCATAAGCGCAATCATGTCAGCGATAAAAAACAGATGAATTTTGCTCAATTTGTCGATCTACAAGCCAACTCATTAGGAGCTGAGATCGCAGTAGCTAAGTATTTTGGCAAGTCGATCGATCTAGGCAATGAAAATTTTAAAGATAAGGCCGATGTAG